ATGAGCTCGGCCGAGATAGGCGCAGCAGCCGGTACCAACACTTCATCCACAACGGCATCTTGTGTGGGGTGTGAAGTAATCTTAATATCTTCTGGTGCACAAATAGCTGGCATCGTCAAAAGATCTTCAGGTTTGGTAACGTTGGCAAGGTACAACAAAAGCGGTGCTGTGTCAATCTCCTGACAAAACCAATTGTTTAAGAACTCCCATTCGTCATCAACCACACGGGAAGGCCAGTTCACGTCTTCTTCATAACGTGACCACCAGTTCGTCAACTTTCGATCGGTTATAGTGTGCAGGTCCATACCTACACGCTCAGCAGCGATGAAAACATCTTTCAAAATTGGCGTGTTCTTGTCAGTCAAACGCAAACCAGTAAGTTTCTGAGCTAACTTATCTAGTGGTGAATATTGAGACATATTCGCTGACAAATGCAATTTCCCAAGTGTTCTACGCATGTCGCAAGTAGAACTTGGGTCTCCGGTCCAGACATCCGTACCGTAGAATCTTGCCAAAAAGGAAACACCAGCCGAACCAATTGGAAACACATCCACTTCCAATGATTGACCTACCATTGCCCCTGCTTCTACAAGCTTATCAGGCAAAGGAGAGTCTTCAGTCAAAGAAATAGCCAATCCATCATCACCACCAAATATGCCCTCTGCATCAAAAGCCTTCTGTGGTGGGACGCCGCACAAGCGTCTAGCTAAATAATCTTCAAACTTGGTATCAACTGAGTTAAGGGGGGCGGTTCCCATCGAGCCGCTGGCCAAATCATCTTCAATGTTGTACTTCACACCTTGAGTAGTCTTTGCTTCACAATCAAACTGCGTTTTATGTGATGCAATTACGAACTCATGGTATTCGCGCGCGTAAAATCTCACCAATGCCATGATTTCCAAATCACGTAGCACTGAAGAGTGGTGCCCGTCCATACGACGAGCATCAGCTGCAATGAGATACTTGGTCAAACGAGCCATCAAAACCACGCGATTCGCGATTTCAATGGGTGTTTTACCAAATGCATACCAATCTTGTTTCATCAAGAAATCAGAGAATGGATAGATTACACGTGCATAATCACGTTTATCAGATGTAGCACAAACACCTATTAAACGTGGATCAGCAATCTTGAGATAAGGTTCACCCTTCAAGAAAATTTTGACCTTGTGTTCAGACTGCACTCCGTCTGCCTGGTCAAGCAAAGCCCGTTGGTCAGGACGACCTTGGCGAAGATAAACTTCCTCCAATGGGGCTGGAACATGCGTATGCTTAATGTCGTCTGGTACAAGAAACTTAACAAACTCGTCCATGCATTGCATCAAAAATTTAGTTGGTGCACCTCGCATCAATTTCTTTGCTTCTTCTTTGGGTTTACGGTTTCGACCATCAACAGCATAATATTCATTAGCACGTGATTTATCTGGCACAAAAGATGCAGGATAAATCGGTGACATAAACGATACCATTATCGGTTTATGTCCAGGCTCATAAGTAGTTATGTTTTTAATGATCTGATAAGACCGCAAACCTTCAGCAGGTGAACATATAATAGCAGGTTTGATACCAAATGACTTCTGAGAAAAATACTCAGCAAGCACACTTGCACCAAACTTGTTACTTTTATCTTCACCAAGCCAAGAATGAATAGATGCAATACCAACTTTCACAGATGATACTTTAACAAGACTTGAGATGGCATCAAACGTTTTGACGGGTAATTTAGCACAATTATACTCGCCCAAACGACCAATGCTACGGACCAATGATTCATTATCCTTATGATCAATGATTGCGTAGTCACCATGCACAAGTTTATAACGCTCCAAAACTTGTGAACTCAACAGTCGTGCAAACAAAGCTGACACCCCAGTCCAGCTAGCAATAGGAATTAGTAAAACATACTCGTGATGATCATTAGCTTTACGCCGCTCAACCTGATAATAACGAGTGCAATACCAACTACTAACACTAACAACATCTACGCCATAATTCCAAACCCCATGATGATACTGAGCCCCACCACTGACAACATAGTGCACCTTACTATATTTGTCAAACGTGAAACAAAACTCACCCTCAGAGCAGGCTACGGCAGTAGGCTGGAACGTGTACAGCAACACGGGAACATCGGCATTGATCAAAATTCTGTTTATGTCAGTATAGTAATCAACATCAACTATAACCAACAAATCACCAGATTTGACCGTCGCATCTGAACTAGGGACAGAAACATCCTTAGCCCAGTGATAATCACGTGAGTAAGCAAAACCATCTCGAATGTCAATAGCACTAGCTTGGTAGACAAATGGTCGAAGCCCAACCTTGTTCGCCAAATACTTTGCTAGCACAGTACAACTAGAACGCCAAGCACCACTACACGGATGTGTATGTGTTGGATTAACAGGGTTAATCGCAGGCGTGGGTATGTCCCTGAACGAGTTGCGTATGACACTTGGATCTGTCAATGGTTTAATGAGTCCGCGGTTAATTATTTTTGTCTGAACCCACGGATAAGTCACTTGCCAAAAGTGTAGGACAGCAAGACGAGCGGCCTCTGTTGCAAGAGACACGACCAAGTCTTTACTGTA